GTTCGATACATCAGGGTAGTGGTGCGCTAAGACCGCTGAAGGGAAAGGCTCTATCTCGGAGAACCCTAGCGGTTTCCACCCCAAGTGATGCCAAGCTGTTGTCGCCGCTTCGATACCTGAGCAGATTGAGAGATAGTTCATTTCTGCACCGGTGCTGCCCCATCGATAAAGCGGTAATTCACCTCAGACTCCAGAAACATGTCGGTCACGATGGCGAAGTCTTTTGAGTACTGCGGGTCCAACCAGTCAGGCTCGTAGCAGACTACTGAAGTAATCCCGGCCTGGATGATCGCCCGAGCGCAGTCGGCGCAGGGAAACCACGGCAGGTGCATGGTGCAGCCTCTTGTCGGGTGGCCGTTGGCTGCGGCGTTGTAGATCGCGTTGCGTTCAGCGTGCTCTGTCCAGAGGTACTTCTCCGGTCTTTCGTGCCTGTAATCAGGACTATCGGCAACACCGCGAGGAAATCCGTTCCAGCCGAGGCTCACCAGTACGTTTCTGCTGTCCACGATAACGGCACCGCACTTCCGGCTTCTGTCCTTGCTCCATGTGGCCACCAGGCTGGCCACGCTCATCCATCTCAGATCCCAGCTCATAGTCCCACCACCTTTCCCGTTTGTTTGAGATCCTTCACCAGCCCGAGGGTCCGGCGCCCCAACTCCACGCAGTCCAGGTCGATCTCCCACACCGGCTGCTGCGCTCCGCCGAAATACGTCCCGCCGCCGAGTACCTTTCTCCTATTTGAATCGATCAGCGCTCCGACCCGCTCCAGTTCATTCCTGAGCTTGGTATACGACCCGTAGTTTTTCTCCAGGAAGGTCTTGATCGCCTGGCGGGAGATGTACAGGCGCTTGGTGTCCTCGTTGATGCGGTAGACCAGCGGGGCGCGGGGTTCTCGGATAATGCCGACCAGTTCTTTAGGCATGTTGTGGGTCGTGACCAGCGCGCCGGCAGAGTGCTGATCGAGGAATTGACCCAACAGGTCGGTGTAGTTGGTGACTTGTTCACCTTTACTTCTCCGAGCGTTGATGATATGTTTCTTCACCCATGCGAGAATCGGTGCTACCGGGAAGTCGATCAGCCCCAGCTTAGATGCTATCAGTCCACCGTAGATCGCACAGCCGGCCACAGCCGACCAGAACCGCTCCTCGGGTTTGGCGTCGGTTGCCAAATCTAAAGACCTTACAATTAAATCTATCTTGTCTCTGTTGACATCCTGTTGACCCGTAATATAGTTGATATATATGGGGCCGACTAAGCCAAAATTCTGACGGAATGTGTGATAAACCTCAGTGGCCTGCTCTCTATCAAAACCTCTGACAGCGCGTGCATCGATCTCCATGATGCGGTTCATCTCGGCGGAGGCGTCGGTCTTCAAGGCGGAGAGCTTATCGGTCAGGGAGTGGTTGGATGAGGCGATGGCGATGGTGTTCCACGAGTTGATCAGTGAGCGCTCGTTGCCTGAGCGGCTAAGACGACCTTTGTCTCTACCCTGTGTGACCTTGTAAACCAGATCGCTCAACTCCTGCCCTTCGATGTTGCTGATCTCGTCCACATATAGCGGCAGCGACCCGTACAGCCCCAGGCGTTGCACCAGGAAGTTTTTGGTGTCATCTTTGAGCAGAATCAGTTTCTGCGAGTCGCCATAGACTGACATGATCCACTCGCCCATAAGCGTCTTGCCGATACCCGACTCCCCAATTAAGGCCACCATTGCTCCCGCAAACCCCGTGAACTTGATCAGCGGCGCTCCGAAGGCTCCCGCCAAAAATGCAAAGGCAAACGGCTCCATGCCAGGAAGGCCCAGATACTTGGTTGTCTTTTTCCATGCCTCGATATCTCCTTCCGGACGAAACGCCTTGCCTGCCTCCGGCACGTTCTTGGCGAAGCCGACCGTTATCGGCTCCTCGGTCTTCCTGAATACCTGCTCGCCCAGCACGAAGGTCTTGCCATCCTCACCCTCGTGCCAGCCCATCTGACTGTGTAGTTCGGCCAATTTGCGGCGTGCTCTCAGAGTCGCTAGCGAATGATCGACATAGTTTATCATCTGTTTCCTCGAATCTCCTCCAGTTGTCTGGACGTGGTTATCTGCGAACTGCATCAGCAGTTGCTTGGGGTCGTGCAGCAGCGAGGTGCGCACGCTGAAGTTATTGTATTCTGTATAGAGCGGCATCCGGTGCTTGATCGTGGCCGTCTCGAAGCCCTGGGTGAAGTCGTAGGCGATGGAGTCAATGTAGAGGTCGTAAGGATAGAAGCGGTGCCACTTGCCGTCGTCGTTCCAGAAGAGGCCGTCCTCGCCGCGACGGAAACCCTCAGGTGCCAGCGCCTCTTCTTCCGGGGTGGCTATGGATACAGGGTCGGGGCGTCCGAGCAGGATAGGAGACTTGACTGAGTTAGCGTGAGGGCAGGCGAGGCATCCGGATGGATTGTCAGCGGCAAACTTTGTACATGTTGTAGGGCCGTAGCCACCGAGTTCGAGCTGCCTGAGCTTCGCTTCCGTCGCTTGCGCATCATATTCACTGTGCCCTTGAGACCACGCATGAAGAATACCTCCGTCTAGTAGTTCACGTCCTTCTTTTGCTTCGGCGGTGTACCGAGCCATGCCGAGAAAGTTGTACCATGTAGGTTCGTCAACGTCTCCACGACTATCTCGAATCTTACGCACCTGGGCACAACGCTCCGCCACTTGGTGAAGCGATGAAGGAGGCCCTTCAATACCTGAGGTAAAGTCATCGTTGAGTCCTTTGAACGCGGCCGGCAGAGCCAACGTGGTTGCTGTGACCTTGAGTTTTTTAGCGGCTGTTTCGAGCGCGGTGGTGAATGTGCTGAGTGATATGGGCTGGGACAGGTGCAGGATCTTGACTGGCTTGGAGGCGCCGTTCTTCCTGTTGGTTGAGCCGGCGGGGCGGAGGACGGATGATGTGTCGGATGTTCGGGATGGGTCTTGCTTGAACCCTGCGGCAGTGGCGACACCCTTCAGCACAGTCGCCAGCACCTTCCACTTGTCGGCGGGGATGTCTTCGTCGATTAGCCAGTGACTATAGAGGCCATTTCCTGAGTTTATTACTGTAGGCAGCGGCAAACCCATAAACTTAGCAAATTCTTTCAGTGCTACACATGCGTCAGCTTGGGTCGGGAAAGCTTTGTCTGGAGTCTGAGCGAACTTCTCGGTGCCACAATCTAAATCAAAAAAGAAGCTGCGGACGTATGCAGCGTTCTCGGTCTTGCGATTCTCAGGGGTCTTGTATGATGCTTGGGCCACGTACATGGTATGGCCAGCGGCGTCTTGCTGCTCGATATGAGCTATTAGTGCAGGGGTGTTGTCAAAAAATCTATGGATGAAGCCTTTGCTAGCAACCTGAGCAGAACAATACAAGCCTTGCGTCGGGAGCAGTTGGGTAAGGAAATGCATTGAGCCTCCAAAGGCAAATAAATTACAAGGGGGCGGGGAGTACGAAAGTACGCCCACCAAAGTAGCATGTCAAGCTGAAAAATTGGTGGGTACTAAAGGTGTTTACGCAACGCCTGCACGAACCCTGCCTGCCTTGCCGCCTTCTCGATGTCGGCGTGCAGCGGCAGATCCCCTACGGTGAGAGCCTTCTCGAAGGTTCTGATCAGCCGCTCGGCGTTAGCCAGCAAGAGCCCCTGCGTCGGAGCATTGCCTGCGCACCAGGCGTACATTGTAGGCCTGGAAATTTTGAAAATGGTTGATGCCTCGGCGACGGTGATACCGGCACGTTCGAGAAGCGCAGCGAGTTGGGTAAAGTCGTATGTGGGTGTGTTCGTCATTTTTAGGTCCTTTGGCTTTTTAGTATTGCCGCATCTAGCTTGAGCTTACTAATCAGGGAGGTCATTTTAGCGAGGTCTTTCCGAGCATCTTCAATATGTATATCGATCTCCCACAATATCGACGCCCCACGCATCCTGGATACAGCACCATCGTCAACTATTGCTGCTGTGAATACCTCACCCATAGTAATAACCACCTCAACACCGCACACCTTACAGAGCGCATCCAGCCTTTGTTGGGTACTGATCAAGTCTGCTGTGAGCTGCATTGTTGCGCAGCCTAATTTCCGGCTCTGTGTCTCTAATTCCCGACTCCGCGCCTCTAATCCTCGGCTCTGTGCTTCTAATTCCCGACTATGGGCCTCTAATTCCCGACTATGGGCCTCTAATTCCCGGCTCTGTACAATACAGTCGTTGAAAAGCCATTTTAATATTAGTTTTTTCATTTTTGGGTCCTTTGATCTAAAAAATAAATATTGGGGTTGTGCCTTATACCAATGCGCCGGGAGGCTTGGCATTACTCAGAAGTCACTCTTATCCCTTACTTTTACGAGGTGGCCTCTTTTCAGAGAGTCCGCAGCTATCTTTTCGTGGTCTGCTCGCCAGTTCACCGTCCTTGGGGCGCAACCCTAATCTGCTAAATAGTATCGGGAGCACTGAGAGTAAAACCAGCCGCGCCGGGGTGTCCTCCGCCTTGAAATGCCTTGGCGACTACGCTCACATCGAACCCATTTCTTGACCTAAGGCTGTAACTTCTCTTGCCGTCGGCGCGGTCGCAGTAGGAGACGCTGAAAGGCGCATCAGGATAGGCTAAGCACATCGCTTCGCCCAGTTCACTGATATTCTCTGAGGCGTTTATGAAGGGTACTGTAAAAATACATCCAGGGTATGTAGTGACTGCGAAATCTCTTACAATCACATCCTTCAACCGCTTCTGAATCTGTGCGTTCTGGAAGGCGATCACCGCCTTGCCGCAAGTATATGCCTCGGGCAGGTAGAAGTTATCCCACTCCTCGAAGGTTTCAGGCATGGTGGCGATGTAGGCGTTGATCTCCTTGCTGTGCTCCAGCTCAAACCTCCACAAGTCGCGGTCTTGGACGTAGAGGAGGATTTCAGGGCAGGGTGTAGGACAGGCCAGCATCTCCCCGGAGTCAGAGTCCAACTCTTCGTTGTAGTGAAATAGTTCCCATGTCAAGCCACAGCCAGACTGCTCCAAGTCGAAGAAATAAGAACCTGCGCCCGGATTCACCGACTGCTCCGGCAACCATGCTTGGAGTTCCGGCAGTGCTGACTTATGGTGGTCGATTACTGTGAGATCGGGGTAGATTGACGCTATCCCTTCGAGGATGTGCGTTTTGTAAGAGAAGTCCACAATGAAGACCTTATCCGGCCCAAAATCTCGTAGTGCTTCCCACGGTACATCTTGTCCATACTGTACCGGAATAAAGAGCAGTTCGCGGGTATCTTTGAGTGCTTTCCAGATACTAAATGCTGCGCCGAAGCCATCTGCATCTGCGTGCCGCAGGACTGCGACCCTCCTTTTTAATTGCTCAGTTTCTTCCACTCTGATCCCCTCCTTTTTAAATGGGGGGGTGAGTCGCCCCACCCCCCTCTTAGATTCTTACAGCCCTAACGAGTTAATCAGATCATCATCGGACGGTCCTGCGGAAGCACCGGCTGTAGGCTGTACAGTAGCGCCCAGACCGAGATCACCACCCAGGCCGAGGTCCATACCACTTACGGTAGCTTTAGCGGCGGCGTCGGCAGCGGCTTTCTCGGCGTTAGCCTTCTTGGTGGCAGCAGCTTTCTCGGCAGCGGCCTTTTTCTTGTCGTCTTCAACCTTGGCCTTCTCGGCAGCCAGATCCACGACGTTTTCTTTGTTCTCTTTGTTCTCTTTGTTTTCTTGCTCGACCTGCTGCTGTACTGGCGGTGTTGCTTGAGCGGTACGTGGTGAGCAAATGTCCACAACTTCAGGGGTACTAATCATCTTGACAATGGCGCCTAACTGGTTCTCAGCCAGCATCCCACCGAAGGCGAAGGTCAGCTTGTAGGCGGTGTCGCCCTGCTCGAAGCCGACGATGGTGATTACGGCCGGCAGCGGCAGACCTTTGGTAGTGAGCTGGTTGCAGTATGAGTCCCACGACTTGAGCGATGCCGGAGGAACTGCGAAGCGGTAGGCCGAACCAGCGGCATACATAGCCAGTACCTTGCGATCAGCGCAAGCCTTGCCACCTGTCGCGTTGCCTGAGGCGTCCGTGCCGGAGCCAAAGACGTTCTGAGAGCAGGAGGCGCAGTTGTCGCACTGCTTGAGGCGGCTATCGGCGTTGGGCTTGATTCCATCGTCGCTGGAGCAGTCCGGGCTCTGTGTTTCCTGTCCAGGCATGAACTTGGTGGCGTACCACGCCTTCTCTTTACCTGGTTTGGCTTTGAGGACAACTGCCTGGAGCTGCGGTACAGGCATCCCGACGATCCCTGCGGCGCGGTTGGCGTCGTTATCAGGGAAGGTGATGGTGACTTCCTCACCGTCCTGCTTCTTCACGAAGCGGCCCTTGTCAGCCACGATGGAAGGGGGCATCGGCTTGGCGGTACCAGAGAGTGCGTCCTGGTTGATGAGCGCGAGGGAGGGGTTGGCGGCGATGAGTGCTGCGAGGTACGACGGTGCTGCTTCAGGTAGCATGGGTAGTGACATGGTAAATCTCCTTTTTAGTATTCCCGCTGTGCAGGATGGTTATAAATCCCTTACGGAATCTTCGATTGGATTGGGTGGTAGAGAACCAGGACCGCTCTCTTTATGGCCCCCGCCTAGGGAAAGCGGCGCTTCTTGCTTATAGTAAAAGCGGTCCAGTTTCCACAATCTATATGCGCGTCTAACCTCTTTAAAAATATTCACAATAGTATCCTTTGTGGTTTATATGTTGAATTTAGTTGGGCAGCGGCCCTGACTGACGATCCAGGGCTGTACCTCGCAAGCACCTTTTTGCCTGCTCTGCGCTGGTAGCGCTGCCCAAACTGGTTTACTGAGTTACCTGTTTAAGTCATTGTGATGACGCGATCACCACAAACCTCTAAAATTTCTGGTTGTGGGAGTACAAACCCGCGTTCACGGATCATAATTACAAGATCTCCTTGACTGGATATTGCACACTCCATGAAGTCATCAAGTCCACATGTAACCAAAGTGCCGTCTTTGCGGTACAGCATTACTCTGCGGAGCTTGGTGATTGCGTCTTTGTTTGTGTATAGGTAATTGATTACAGTCTTAACAGCTCCTGCATTTAGTCTGTTCATCGCAGTGGCAACATCGTTTGAGGTTTCTGAGATAGTGTCATTTATTTTACCTGCCTCCTTTATGTCTGACCTAACCTTTATTTTTGCGTAAACACCTTCGTAGAACTTGTAACCTTGCCGTTTAAGTTGCGCCGTGATTTTATTGCGGCGTTCCTGCATGTCAGCTAGCTGCGCGGTTATTTTGTCGTGCAGTTCAGCAGTTTTTGCGTATTGAGCCCAACCCACTTTACTCATTTCGCTTTCCTCACACCTACACACTGGATGGCGACGTAATTCACGCCTGCCGGCGGCGTGTTTGGTCTGCTACCATCTTTGGCCGGCTCACCCATCAACTCAAGGATCGCCTCTTTTCTGACCGCCTTGGTGAGCAGCTCCAGGTGCATGTTGTTGTGGATGATCTGGATAAATTCGGCGACAAGATCTTCATTTTCTACACCAATATCACAGACCCGTTCAACAAGCTTAACAGCGGCGTCCTTCAACATATTCTGGTCCACGAACATCTCGAAGTCCTGGCAGGTCACAGATTCTTTCCGTGTCTTATAGACAGTGCCGGCGCTTGTCTTGATCCCCTCACCTACGCTGTTCAGCATTTTGAGCAGCCAGCTCTCGATCTTGGTCTGGTTCATGGCGATGGACCCTTTTGCCTTCTCGGTAGCAGCCTTGCCGTCACGACCATTGACAAAAAGATCCGTGAAAAACTCAAATGCCTCAATGCCGGCACGCTCCAGAAGTGCAGCCTCTCTCTTGGCTTGGAATTCCTCAATCGTCCTGAGTTCCTCGGCGTGGCGCTTCTTCATCTCTTTGATTACTTCGCGGTCAGCGAGATATTTCTGAATGATGGTTGGTACAATCGGGTCGCTCATTTCAATCTCTCCTTTTTGAGTAGCGCGGCATACATCGTAAAAGCGGCGATCATCCTGCTCGTTAGGGTTTAGTTTCGCCCACTCTTCTTTTGTATATTCTGTGCGGTCTGACACACCGTCACCCAAAACCAGGTGGTCATATAGAAAGCTCACGGTCCAACCCTCCTTGTAAATAACCTTACTAAATCATAAACCACATGTCAACATCTTTTTGTAAAGTATTTTATTTTTATTTCGTGAAGCAGAGAAACAGCCAGATAAACAAACCGATCAGTAAACCCCACACCCAGCACGTTACGAGAAATTCGATCATCACTTCACCTCCTTGGAAAATAGTTCACAAATCACGTCCTGCATCTTGCGCTTCTCCATTGTTAACCTCCTCGACGCTGCGGACAATCTGTGCTTTTCTGCACGCTCCTCTGGAGTGAAATTTCTCAGAGGGTCTACACCCTTCCTTTTAGACGACCACTTAGCTTTTGTCTCGGCGGAGTGGGTCTTGCCGTGAAATGGGTTCTTCGCACCAATATTCTGGCTGGCGAGTGCTTATCGGCACATGGTCGAGTACTATTATCTCTGGGGTGTGATCGTTTTGAAGCAGTTGTAATATGTGTCATTTTCTCTTTCCTTGTAGAAGGTCTGTCACCACGTCTTGGAATCTTTCTTTGCCTTGGAGCGCGGCGTATATCCTACGCTCGGTAGCAGTCGATGAGATCAAGGCGATATCCTGCTTCACCTTCTGGTTGTCCCCGTCGATCCTGGCGTTGGCCTGCTGGAATATCTTGCCACTGTTTGTCGGAGCATAGTGTACGAGCAGTGAAGCTGCACACAAATTCAGGCTATACGACATACACTGCGGGTGTGCTACGAGTACGTGCGGATCTTTCGCACTTTGGAAATCTCTAAATATTTGATTTCTTCTCCCAGCAGAAGTTTCACCGTGTACTATCTCAACGGACCAATCTTTTTTTAACTCCCGTGCGACTGCTTCGAGAGACCCAGTAAATGGTACAAACACCACAACTTTTTCCTCATTGCCAGAAATTAGTTCGCGGAGCACGTCAATTCTCGGCCCAAAGTCCATCTCGCAAAATTCTCCGTTGGGGCCATACACTACGCCACAGGCTGCTTGTACTATTTTCCCACAGAGGACTGCTGCGTTTACGGCGGTAACTACTGTACCATCTATCTCAGTCACAGCCTGCCTTAAAAGTTCATTCAAGTGCTTCGTCTGCTGGACTGATAGCTCCGCATGACGCTCAATGATGGTTGGAGTCATATCTGTGACTACCGCCCTGGTGAATCTGATTGACGGGCTTAATACTTGGTGTACTGTGTCTTCAGCGCCCCTTCGAGCCACCCATTTAAATTGTGAAAATTGCTGCATGGTCTCGTTTTTAAAAGCTGTGAAGTGCTTTTTATATGACTCGGGGCGTACCAGCTTTGCTTGTCCATATGCATCCGTAGGTCTTCCCTCAGGTGTTGGAGTTCCAGTCAAACCCCACACGTGAGAATCTACGCCTCTCTGGTTGACAAACTTATTCAGTGCCTTCCATTTGGATGTGCGTGGGTTGAAGTATTCATGTACCTCATCAATTACAATACAGTCGATGTCGGTGCGCTTCATCAGATCGTCCAGGATGATCTCAACCCCGTGGTGGTTCACAATATATATGTCGTGGTCTTGTGCTAAGAGCTTTTTTCTTGTGCTTGCGGCTGCGTGCAGCACCGCAAATTTTTTACGTGGGAAGTTGATGAAGATCGTGTCTGCCCATGCGAGTTCTAAAGAGCTGATAGGGGCTACTATAAGAGCTTTCTTGATAATTCCCTTTTTCTGAAGGTAATCCACCGCCCACAACGTAGAAAATGTCTTGCGGGTACGCATAGCATTGTGGCAGTGCCCTCGCTTGTTGAGCGTGAAAAATTCCGCTGTATCCACCTGCCAATCACCAATTTTCCAATCCGGCCTGATCGGCCAATCGTACTCGCTCCTGATCGGACTAGGAGCCTCGATCCCGATGTTTCTGAGTAGCCTGGCGGCGTCCAGCGTGGCCGGCACGGCGTAGATGTTCTCCCCTGATACCTCGGCCTGCCTCACGTCGGGAAAGTAGTTCCTGAGCGCCTGTGCGTTGAGGGTGGAGAAGCAAATATGATTTCGGATTATCCTCGGTTGCACTTGGCCACCCACTCTTTTAACTCCCCAAGATCCCCCAACCCTCGCACGACAAACGCCTTGCCGCCTGAGATATTGAGGGCGTTGATCTGATGCCATTGCAGTGGCGTGGGGTCTTTCTTGGCGACTTTGGTTTCGATGGCGAAGAACCTGCCTCGATACTGACCTAGAAAGTCCGGAATGCCACTCACACCCATACCATTAGTCACCGGCATAAAGTACCAACCATGGTGTGCCGGTGTGACCAGCGGCGCCTTCGTGGCCGAAATGCATCCGATGGAGTTGAGGTAGTCCTTGACTTCCTGCTTGACCAGTCCTTCACCCGTCATATCATCACCCGCATAATCTTCTCGACTTCCTGCTGGAACTCGGTTAGCGTCGCGCCGTTCCACAATGTCCAGTTGAACATGTTGTAGCCGTCGAGCGAAGTTTCCGAGGGGTGGTCGGGAGTCGAGATAAATGGCCCGCCAGGGCGTTCAATCCTGATCAACACACCACCAAGATCCTGAATCAGCTCTGCTTCGTTGTAGAATCTTAGGTCGTCAATAAATACCAGTCCTGGTGTGGCGAGGATCTTCTCGCGGCCTTTGTCAGACCAATATGACTCCTTCTGGCTCCTGCGATACTCGGTGCCCCAGAGCTGTAACAGCTTACGATACGACATAGATACTGAAACCCCATCGAATTTAGTGTGTGGGTTGAGTATCCTTCTGAGCCTATAGTCAGTCCGGAGCCAGTCACCGGCGAGCACTGAGAATATCTCAGCCTTGTCGTCTTGGGTACCGTAGAGATGGCGCTGTTCGTACGATACCAAGCAGGAGTCCAAAAACTCAGCAACCTCTTCTTTGACTGCGTCGCCCAAGGCTAGCTTGGCGCCTCCAAACACTTTAACTGCGTGCTGTGCGAAAGATGTCTTGCCGCTACCAGCCTTACCGCTTAAAGCAAATATTCTCATATCTTATTACCTCTCACGCCGCAGGCATTGAGCGCCTTGCCGACCGAAGGTGCTTCCTTGATTGCTTCAAAAGTGTCGAAGGATATCCCGTGATAAGCGTACTCATCGCCTGACTTAAATCGGACAAGCATGGTTTCGTCCTCCCATGCCATCGCTGCGACATGCCCTGAGTTTACTGGTTCGTAGGTTGTCATTGTTTCCTCCTGTTTGGTGTTTCAGATGGTATGAGAGCCTGCAAACCTTTGATTATCAGTTTTGCAAATTCTACGTCTGCCTCTCGGTCGTTATCTGCTGTGATAGTCAGGATCGACCGGCAGCCTTCAGGGTCGGTCAGATCAAAACCTATTACCACACACCCATATTCTTGCGGATCTTCGGGGTCATCTTTCATGGGCTCGCTGTCCAGGTCGAGTACCATCAGTTCGAGGTCTGCCACTGGCTCCCAAAATTTATCAATCACAACCTACCTCCATGATGAAGAATTGGCGGGCATAACCCGCCTATCGGCTAACCGTTAGCGTTATGTGGATTTAAACCAAGGAGCACCACAGCACTCGCAAGGTTTGCGTTTCATAATTTCTATTTTTGTCTCTTCGCTGATCGGCAGAAGTTTCGGCAATCGACAGAATTTAGGAGCGAAGTCATACCCTTCGGGCAAGTCAACAACATACCAATCGTGTAACAGTCGCTCCATACCCTGCATTAAATTGACATGTATGCCGTAGCACCCATATTCGAGATAGGCATCATGCCTATCAAACTTGATTCTGAAATTACAGCCGTTTCTGAAGGTTTTGATACCGCCCAAAACAGCATCATCAAGCGTAACTGCTGACATTGCTGGCCTTAATTCGATTGGCATGATATGGCACCTCCCGCCACATAACCCCGCTTTGGAATCGGTCTTCGCTACGCTTCGCCGTTCAAAGCGAAGCCGTTATAAATCTTGAGTAGATCGCGTCATTTCTAAACCTATAACGGCCTCGATCCTTTTAGCCGCTACCTCGCAATACTTTTCTTCTATCTCCACCCCCACCGACTTTCTCCCCTCCAAAATTGAGGCAATTAAAGTGCTCCCGCTGCCACAGAAGGGGTCATACACACATTCACCCATGACGGAGCTGCTTTCGATTAGTTGCCGCAGCAGATCAACAGGCTTTTCTGTAGGGTGCCGTGTGACAGCTCCTCCGTGCGGTTTCTGGTAACGCAAAACAGAACCCTGCCGGACTCTTGCCGATAGTGCACCACGATTCTTCTCCCTGTGGCTTTTGCGGCTCAGATACACGGCAAAAGTTATCTTCTCGTGCTGTGGCCCCCACGGTGCTGTTAAATCTCCCATCCCCATTATCATCTTGTCCCAAATCAGTTCAGTTATCCCACCAAGCGGCAAACCACCGTGGTCGAATTTATTACCGAAAATGTATAGATGACGGTTGTCTTTCAGCTGCTTACAAGCGTGAAGCAGGCAGTCCTGCACACCCTTTATGTCATCATCCATCGCCAGCATTTCAAAGTTGCCTGACCAGTTGCTTTTGTATTCCATGCCGTAGGGGGGATCAGTGATAATTAGATCGCAAGGAACTTCTACGTCCCGACAATCACCGAGCCAGAGGGTTACTATCTCGTTTTCAAAATACTTCTTCATCGAATTCCTCACTTTCGTGTCCGCCACCGATTTATAACCAGTCGCGGCACACAGACGCTTCGCGCTGGTGCGCTTTGTCGTTATACCAAGAAAAATAAATGGAGAAAACCCTCATGACTCAAATTATCTTCGCCGTCGAAAAACCAAACGTAGAAGTGTATGAAGTTGAACGACGATGGAACGGCTGCATATCCAATCTGTCAGCACTAGCAAGCAAAAATAAAGACATTCAATTGCTCGGAGACAGTGTATTGCTGATTTCGCTAGATAATAACCTAGACGGTATAGCGAAGGTGGTTCCGGAAATACTCGGTCTTGGGTATAAGTATCTAATTTTGAACGAAGATATAAAGTGGATCGAAGTACCCAGCAAAGCCTAGAATTACTTTTCAGCATAAACTAACCTCATAGAAGGAGTAAATTATGGGCTTGTACCAACAACCCGGCTATAAAAGACTTGCTATCGGAATTCCGGTTGTCGTGTTTGCGTGCATGTTCTTTTTCGCCTTGTGTATTGGGTAGTTGATGGCTTCAAAAGTCATAAATAAAGAAAACCAAAAAATGCGAAAACTTCTGATAAAAATCAAGCAGTGGTACACCGGATTCGTAGATGTGAAGATGAGTTCTCCTGTAGACGAGGATTTCAGCATCTCCATAAAGCCAGTACCCGCTTCGCGAGTTAAACGTTTCGTTGACCGGTCGTGGAAGTTCTGGAAAAGGAACTGGGCGAATGTTGTACTAATCATCCTCGGAGTCCTTACCCTCATCGCCACCTTGTATCCGAGTATGTTTCCCAAGAAACATCCCAGTATACAAACCGAGCATAAAGCTGTTAACTCCGATAAGCAGAAAAAGTGATTGGTTTGTCATAAAATTCCCTTCAAGCGGAGAGTAAAGGTATAACTTACGCCTAGACCAGTCTCCGCTTTGCTACGCTGGTCAGGCTTTTACCGTTGAACTAACCCGCTTACCGTTTTGGAATATCCTCTGTTTCAATGCCTTGGAAAAAATTACAGCAGGCAACAATCCGTTTTGCCCGTTCCGTTCGCTGTTCTCGGTCATCGCCGTAAACAGCAATAACTCTGATACCATCCTCATCCTCAATAATGTCGTGATGATCCTCCTGCACGTACAATTTTACATCCTGCATGACTGTTCCTCCGTTCAACAGCGCACCATAGCCATACGCTGCAATCAGTTTCGCTTCGCTCCCGTTTGACCCTCAAGCGTTATGCTGATCAGAACAGTTCAATTATCCGTTTGCGAACTTCTCTGATTGCATTATTCGTCATGGCAAGTCCGTTAAACTGCCAGGCATCGTCTTCTGATATGGTTTCAGACCCTGAAATCTCTTTACATACTTTGTCGTTTGACTCTTCCATTTGGTCAAGCAGTATCAAGATTTTTTGGCGCACCGGAACCGTTAAATCAAGTTCAGCGAAAAGGTTAGAAAATTGGACGCGGGTGATTTTCCCGCCAAGAACTTCCATCCCAGCGTTAAATGACGGGATGGTCGTTGTATCCTCGTATTCGACTAGTACTGTAATTGCTGCCATGACTACCTCCTTAATTTGCAGCGCCGGCATAACCAACGCTTGATCGTTATATTACTCATTTCCGACTCCGCTTCGCTTGCTTGTGATTTAAAAGCTGCTATCAATAATCGTCTGGGCACCCGTGGATGTTTCGAGTCCCGCAGATGTACTCTTTGTCGCGTTTATCCCTGTAACTCCTGTATCCGCGACCTTGAACGAATGAGCCTGGGTTTTGTCTGGGCCAGTAACACGGACGATTCGGGCACCCCTTTTCGCACACATCCACCATCTGATTTATTTTTTTATCTTTTATTTTCATGGCGACCTCAAGCTGTTATGCCTCACAATGTCGCACCCGCTCAACGTCAACTTTGTCGGCAGGTATTAGCCCTTCTGACACCATACGCTCAACAACACGGCGGTCAAAATGTGTACCATAGCAAGTATCGTTTTGTCCGGACGGATGGTACATCCTATGGTCGCCGTGAATGGATGTGTAAGAGTAGCGCGGGTTATTCCACATACTCATAAACTGGCCGGACTTATTCATGTACTCTTGTTCGGTTAAAGGGTTCTCTCCGAACCGTCCACCGTTGCTACCGAAAATTGCGACAACCGGATTTCCTTTTATTTCACGGTGTTCGATAGCAACTCCACCGCCTGCGGGTGTAGAGACATTTACAGGCCATTCTTCTGGGAACTCTTGTAGTTTGCGAATATAGTCGCCGACTGTTTTAAGATTTTCCATGTACCCTCCACAGGTGATTTTATGCAACCACAAGATGTGAGTTCTGCGTTACCACGTAAATGCGTTTGCCGTCCGCCGTCGGTTCCCGAGTTTCGACATACTGTTGTCGTGCCCAATCGGAACTTTTGAGGTCTGCCCACTCCGAATAGCCGAGATAGACGCTCACTGGCTTTTTACCGGTAGTCCTCTCGAATGTAGCAGCCAATCCGTA